AACCGCCTGCTGGGCCAATTCCTCAACGTTGTTCGTGGTGACAGTGCCGTCCATACCGGACGCTTGTGTGTAGGTTGTTGAAGCCATTATCTAGGTATCCCCATTCGCATTGTGCCAATACTTTTGGCAGACTTGCTTTCTGCGTTAAGCGCATCAACAGCCGATTGATATAGAGCCGCCCAGACAGTCAAACGTGCGTCGTCCTTAAGGTAGGGTGCTGATTGGCCCAAAGCCCCATACAGCAGGATATCAGGCGCGTCTAACAGCAACCAGTTGGCCGTGCTGGTGTCGGTAAGCGCTGGAATACGGGCGCGATACAAAAGTGACACGCTGTAGGCCGCATCTGGCGTTGGGAATAGCTCAAACTGTCCAGCGGTAAGCCTTGCGTATGTTGGCTTGCCAGCTTGGTTTTCAGTAATGCCGCGCCGTTCCTGCATTTCAGTTGCGGACATTGTGATAATGCGCCCGCCCTCCGCATGTTGCAGCGCTAGGGCCTCAATGAAATCGTTGGGAATAAGCTCAAAGCGTTCGTTAAACGTTGTATCAACGCGCTTTTCTTGCTTCCAATGCGAAAGGTCGCGGGAGATCCGCGTCTCTGCAAGTGCTATGAATGTGGGGATTGCTGCCGTTAGGTCTTGGCGATCAAGAAAATCGGCAATGGTTGTCTGCAATCCAGCATATGTTGTTAGACTCATCCGCCATACCCTTCTTTAAGTGCGATTGGTCCCAAATCTTTTTCGGGTGCAACCCATCGCCCGTCACGTTGCTCCAAGCCCCGCATCAGGCAAGGGCATCTTGGAAAGCCCGGCTGGGGGCCGATGCAGTTACAGCTACTACCCTGAGTCAGTACGTTTGATGAATTTGTCCGCGCAACAAAGGAACCCATTATTCCTTGCCCTTCTTAGCCATTGGCTTGCGGTGCGTGAGAAACTTGCTGGATGCTGTGTGTTTAGCCCCAGACATAGGCTTGCCATTGGCATCCTTGTGCATTGGGCCTTTGTGTTCCCGACCATTTGCAAAATAGTGCTTTACACCTGCAGCCATTAGTAACCGCCCTTCTTTGGTTTCTTGGCAGTCTTTGCCGCCGATTTAAACGCGCCCTTAGCCGGTGCGCCCTTGGCCCCGACTTTACGCATCTTTTCGCCTGATCCAGCCTTAATGCGGCCCTTTTTGGCTGCGATGTTGCTATATAGTCCCATGACGGCTCCTGGCTTTGGGGTCTTTTATCATACTTTACAGCCAAAAAAAAGGCTATTGTTTAGCGCAGCAACCCGCGCAGCATTTCCATGAATGGCAAAGGCTTGTCCGGATTCTGCGCACCTGACGCCAATAGTCCCGCCGTTGGGGATACGTTGGCCGCGCTTAGATTGGATAAATGCGCAAACTCAGGATCGAACCGGGCAAATCGTGACCGGATGTTGCGGGGGTCGAATATACCTCTATGAAGCGCAGGGTCGTCTATCCCATAATTCGGGTGATCTGAAAGCTGCGTGAACTCGGCACCCACATCCCCACGCGATTTGGCGTCGTCAATAGCGTCACGCATCCCATAATCAAAATCGGCGGCAGTAGCTCCGTCCGCATCAAACGCCATGCTTGGGCGGGCGCTATAAGCTGGGATTAAAGCCTGCCCAGCTTCTTGAGGGCCGTTTTGCTCAAGTCGCTCGGCTTTCACCATCAATTCGTTTGCTAAATCCCAATCACTAACCCGCTCGGCTTGCTGGCTTGCCTTCACAAGTCGGTCAACAGGCGCGTCAATCCCTGCCATGTCCGCATACCCTCCTGCGGTCAAAGGGCTGTCTGTCAACCAGTCAGCTCTGCGTGCAGTATAAGCATCGGCAACGCCACCCCGAAAGCTACCATCAAACGCTGGAAAGTCTTGCGCTGTCCCATGATAAAGCGGCGTCCCCGTATCAAACCCCGCATCCCCAGCACGCGCCATCCGTGCAGCCTCACCCATATCCAGCGGCGTATTTGCAAACATATATTGATCGTCAGCCAGCGCCATCATTTCGTCGGTCACGTCGCCAGCCCGTCCAGCCGCACGCATGTCCAGAATGTCACGCGCTTGGCGTTGCGCCTCACTTAGGCCCGCGCCTATAAGCCCGCCTGATTGCGAGGCGTTGGCGGAAAGCATTGCTGATATATCATCTTCAGACAGGTCGCCAAACAGGTCAGCGAATAGTGCATCATTCTCTTCTCTTGCCCTAGCCCGCTGCGCTTGCGTTGGCTCCCTGTAATCCAAAAGGGGTGTTGAAGTGTCCGTATTGTCCAAATCAATCATATCAACGTCGGCCATAGAACCGCCGTCCTCTGCAATCCGTGTCAGCCTATGGTGGCCGTCTCGGATATACATATTCCCGCCCTTACGAATGACTAGGGGCCGTTCGCCGTCAATCGGGCGTTTGGCAAAGTCTGTGTCAACTCTGTCTTGAGTCGCCAACAATGACCTAATAGGAACGCTCTGCTGTCGAACCCCTAGGCCATTTTCAAGAACCCTAGACTCGGAAGGTGTCATGGGAATAAAATCATCTGACCTTGTGGGATTGGACCGCACTGGCTCGGCCACATCCCGAAACGTCCAACCTGTTTGCGTTGGATCAGAACGCCCGCCACCCATAAGAGAATTAGACCGCAACGCGTCCCTTGGTGCCGCAGCCAAGCCACCGCCGCCCATTGCCAAGCCTGCCGTTCCTAGCGCCTCGCCAGACATATCGTCTTGCGGTATTAGATTGCGGGCCGCTGAATATGGCGCATCAAACGCTTGACCAAGTGCCTGAAGGGCTCCAAGCAATCCGCCCATACCCTCAACATCAACGCCTTTCAGCGCATCCCAGCCAGTCGCGCCCGCCTCTTTGGATAGGAAACCACCACCAACAGAGCGCCGCCCGCTATCTGCAAGCCCTTGCTGGTAATCATCTGCGGCGCTGTTAATTGCCGAAAAGGGGCTGTTATGTGACCGATACATCCGCACCAAGTCGTCGGTATTTCTGCCGTTCGATCGCATTTCACCAAGATAGGCTTGGAAGTCGGCAAGCGGTAAGTCAAGGATGTTGTTTTCGCTCATGCAATTAGCCCCTAGTTTTGGGGTCTTTTATCACACAATTGAGGCTAAAACAATGTTGTTATTCCCCTTTGCTAATGACTTCGAAGCAAAGCGCGGCGTCTAGCGCCTCTATCATATCGGAGGCGTTTGAATACGCGCCCAATGTGCTGATGGCTATGCCAGCCTCTGGGACTGAACAAATAATCCAGCCCCCATTTCCAGCAGGCTCCAGCCTCATTCCTTCGCCTTTAGGGAACGGCCCAATAAAGTTTTTAGTCATGTCATTCTCCTTTGCTTCGTAAAATCTCAGACATATACGGCGTATCATATGGCGGCGTGTCGTATATGGCTTTCCGCAGCGCCTCTGGGCTGTTGCGTTTATCGATCCGCGCCCAATCTGCGCGACGGGCTGCTGCTTCTTCATGCTGCAAGTCAGTCAGTTTAGATAACTTTAAGCCATAGCCTAGTTGGTGCATTTCTTCTTCTAGTTTATTCATTTCATTTCCCTTTTGCTAATACCCTATCATTACACGCCCAAATATGCGCGTCAACACCTATCTAAACAACGCCTTTTAGATTGCGCCGAAGGGGTTGCCGCTTGTGGATCGTGCTGGCCCGCTCTGCATAAACCGCGACCAAACCAAACGCATCCGACGCGTGGCTGGCCCAATCGTGTACTGGACCAAGGCCCACGCCCCGCGTTTCGTCAATCTTCTGGCGATAAGCGCCAAGGGCGATCCGCCCGCTTTCTGTTGTGTCTGCATTGAACCTGCACCGGGGTAGCATGGCCCGCACAGCGTCATGCTTGCGCCCGTCATGCGGTAGGATGCAAACCGCGTCCTCATATCCGTTTGAGCGCAGCCAATGAACGTGGTCATCGAACGCTTGGCCGATAGCCTCGTAATAATCCAGCACGCGGATCTCGTCGCCAATGAATTGCACAATCCAGATGGACGTTGCGTCTGCCGCGTTGGACGTGCTGCCAATGTCCCATATGGCGTATATCTTCATTAAGGGGTCACGGGATACAATGCCGATGCGCCCGCTTAGTTGCGCGGCAGTCAATCGACTGGCGAAGTATGCGCCCTCTGTAACGCTCTGATATTCGCCCTCGTAGATATGGCCGTACCGTTCCGGCATCGTTTCTAA